TCCACGGTACTCAGGTGTAACCGGATGCATATCCCCACTTAAGGAGTATCCTACAACGGGCCATTGGCCACCATCATTCGTACAACCATCTCTGGTAACAAAAAGGACTAAAAAGCGACCCGAAGGTCGCGGAAAAATATCTAATTTGCGACCAGAGGGTCTTTGTTTTCTTTTCTTGCATTGCCCATGCAAATAGGGGTCTCGCTTCAGGTACGACACGTGAAAATGTAACCCCCGGTTAAGTACCGGGAAACTTCAAGTTTATAGGAGAGCTTGAAATCCTATGTGGCCGTAATCAAGACCGTAGGAGGCACACCGAGCCAACAGGACATGTGACCATCATCAGCAATGGGCCTAGCCACCCACCAGTAAGCAGGACCGGAACCGTTGGCGGTTCCTATACTGACAACTGGAATGGATGAACCATTGGCCATCGTTGTGACGGTTGAATGTCCAGAGAACTGAACGTGCGAAATACGGGCAAGCTTACGGTTGTAGTGAGGAACCACTACGTCCACAGCTTTGTTGTTTGCCGAAGTCACAATAAGGCGAGCACTACGATTGTAAGAAGCTCGTCCTGAATCCAACTCGACAATACTTGAATTGAACTTGGAATACCCAGAACCAGTGAGACCATTCTGAGTAAAACCAACATACCAGACTTGACCGACTGGACTGTTGACATCCAAAGCCCTAACGTTGAAGCCGCCATTTGAAAAGAGGTAGCAACAACTGTAGAGCGTGAAAAGATCTGCGAATTGATTGGTCCTAATTAACGCAGAAGTGTTTGCTGAGTCCTGAAGAACAGGAGCTACAGCAGCAGGGAAAATCGTAACACGGTAACTCTCTATAGCAGAATTGTCTATAGAGTGAAGTTGGTTGGTCAAATCACAAATTGGGTAGGTCACTTTGAGCAGTTGTCGGAGAGACGTGATCTTCTCACCAACACTCGCAGCAATAGCATCATCAGATCCAGTTGTTGAACCGAGAATTATTGGTGGACAAATCTCGTAACTGGACATAGGCACGGCAGGTGCATAAGGCTCATAAGTAGTGGTCGTAGGTACGGCGAACTCCATATCTTGCAATCCCGAAACCTCTATGAGGACGGGGACTGTGGAGCTAACGGTATCAGGAGCCACAAGAGCATCAACAACTGTGAGCCGGAGAATGCCAGCAATAGTGCCATTTGACAACCATGGATCCGGTTGCACAAACGGCAATTGCACCTCGAACTCGCAACAGGTGCGGACGTCGATAACCTCTCGATAGAGGTATTCGGAATCCGCAGCCGTCCAAGTAGGAGCGGCGCCATCCCAGGCCGGACTATATGAGACCATAATCCGGCCCGAGTGGAACTCAGTCTTGACCATCTTGAACTTAATCCTGACTCCTCCTCGCCAAAACATGAACTGATTGGCAAGAAAGCAGACGGGACTCATTGTCTTTCCCTTGCCCATAGTGACCTCGTAGTCACTAGGACGATGATTCATTGAATGAATCTCGGTGTCCGCAACCTGTGATGTGGTCCAGTTGAAGACACCTATATAAGCTCCCTGTTGCTTAATAAAGTCAATGGAGAGTTCATCAGCGCTAGTATTCGAAATACCAGTGTGAATCGTTGCTTCGTTCTTTGCGATAAGGGAAAGGGGTTGACCAGTGGTTTGCTGGTCCGAATTCGCCTGATAGGGCATCACGTCGATGATCATGCGGTTAGGCGCCGACAACACTGTGGGCTTCGAAAAGCCCCAGACGTTGGCAGCACGTTTAACCACGTCAGCCATCCACGAGACCCCCATCATTGGAGCGGTCAGAAGTGGAACTTCACCGAATATGCCAGCGGTCTTAGCGATTTTCGCCGCGATTGCCGATATCGGGCCCGAGCCCGCCTTCTGCCCTTCTTGCCTGCTAGGGGTAATCGTAAAGGACATCTGAGGAACGGCAGGAGCCGACAACTCGATGTTCTCGAAATTAGCCCAGACAGTGTAAGCGGCAGTAGTCTCGGTGGCACTCGAAATGAGTGCTGCGTAAGGTACCATGAAAAGACTCCCATAAAAGCTAGTCGCCGTTCCTGTTGAAAGGTACGGCCTTGAAGCTGTGTAAGGAATCTTAAGCGTGGCATGGGTTTGGGTGGCGATATCAATCTGTACATGGGGCAACTGAGTGATAGTCGTCAGGTTGGCCGTTTTCATCTTGTAGAAATACGACCAGCCATTTGAGGTCTGACCTCCTGAAGGTACGAACGCGAGAATGTACCTTCCTGCTTGGAAACGAATGGCGTTGATCTCAATACGTACGACAATGTCGGCACGCATGAGACCAACGCCAGTAAGCTTCTGTGCCTTAATGCCCGTTGTTTGGGCATGCCAAGGATCAACTTCAAACAATTTGGTCGTGTCAGAAGTTGTTAGACTACCTGAAGCAATCCTAGTCGGCTTCTGAAGGAAGTCGATAATTGATTGTGATCCAGGCACGTTGGCTAAAGACTTGAGACTTGGCTTGATACGAGTAAGGTCGGCGGGTTCAGCGACGACCCCCTCCGTGTTATCCTTAAACACAGTAGTTCCGGCGTCAGGATCGTCGGGAGCTTCAGAAACAACCATCGGGCCGGCTTGTGGAGTGGCCATAGTTGATTCAGTAAAACGAACGAAACGGGTTCTTTGCGGTTTTTGAGCGGGGATGGAATCACCTTCTTTTACGTCTTGGTGTGAAAGACGAAGTTCTCCGTCCTCGTCAAATTCCACGAAGAAACCGGTCTTCGTAGCCTTTGCAAGGTAATAATCCCGCTTATTGGACGCCGGGGTGTACTTGCCCTTAAAATAATCAATCATTTTAGGAGCCCATTCGTCCCAAATCTCTTGGTCATGCATTGAAAGCTCGAGCAATGAACTCTCGAGCCCAGCAATTGCAATGGCCAATGGATGATCTGATTTGGTCCTAAGTGGAACAGCCAAAATGACGCTAAGGCGAAGCGGCATAAGCCATTTGCCCACTGTTTCTTCGTATCTGAGTTTCCTCTTCACGATTTCAAGGTCCAACAGGGGCTTTCCTACTTCGCTAGGTTCAGAATGTTTGTCGGCAGCAGTCATCTTGTAACCAAGAAGAGCTACGGCACGACAAAATTCTGCCTCAGTCATAACTTCCCGATATTCAAGATCGACGGTAAAATCATTATCGTCGCCCATGTCAATGAACTGGACGTAGTTTGTGAATTCGGCTATTGAACTGTCGACCCGGTTGTTGACGTTCCACCAACAAAACCGGATATTAATCTTGCCAATCATGCAATTGATGAAGGCAGTTAAGTACTCGCCCGAGGGCAGAGAGCCGTACCACTGTTCGATAATTGAACCTCGAATATGGAGTGACTCTGAGATCGTCTGGAAGTAGACCTCCCTTGCCCGCTGGTGACAAAGTTCATCACCATACCATTGGTTAATGATACGCAATACGAGACCAAACATGAAGGGCGTGTGCCCAGCATCATAGGTCTCGTAATCAGAGCAAGCTCCGTTCGGTTTATCACCAAAACGGCGTAATGCCGTTGCATATCTGTCGCCACCCGTGAAGGGATCGAAGCCGATGAGGGTCTCGTTCTCCACATTGGTATCAGCAATGAATTCCATGATAGAACCAAAGAGCATTCTACCAACAACAGACTTTGGAAATGGGCTACCTGAAACCAAACGAGCCTTGAACGCCTTAGCCAAAGGGCGCCACTCGCTCTTGAGACTATCAGAATAGACCCAAAAGGGGGCAGTACCTGTGTAGCAGGAATTCAAGCCGTCGGTCGTGTCATTTATAAAACGATTATAGTTCTTTCCGGGATGGGAAATACCTAAATCGTCCGTAAAGACACAACTTTGTTTGGTTATGCCTTCTGAGGCATAAGGGTAACCCGCGGACGTAGACATGTTCATAGAAGGGAAAGAGGTACCAGGAGTACCTCTAACACCCTCAAGGAACGTCTTGATCCGTGGTGATTTATTCCATTCAATTGCCTTAAGTTCATAAGCTACTTGGTCAGCTATGTTCTCAAGGACTTCCTTAAATTCCAACTGCTTGGTCTCAATTTCAACAATGTTGCGACAATAGGGCAACCTAGCAATAGGGTAATTGTTAGGTTTCGTGTCACTCAAAGCGAAATCTATCGGAATGTAAGGTTCATTTCCGGAATGAAAAAGAATCCTGCTGTCATTTGTGTGGACACTGGCAACAGGATTTGCGTGGAGGGTCAGAACATTATCATGAACATTGGGATCATAAGCACTGTGACTTATGCCAGAAGTAGTGGAAATATCCACTAGTTCAGTAATGTCCATGTCAGTAAGACCGATCACGGGTTGGTGGGCAATTGTGATTTGAACGCAACGCGCGATCTCATCACAAGTAATTCGATAGGCATATCCAGCTTTCTCATCACCAGAGTAATGAGAAGCGATGATCTTGCCAGCTGAAGTACCGTCATTTGACAACAAGAGCGTGCCGCAATCACCAGGACTCATCTTGAACAGATAAGTGATGGGATTCTCAGTAATAAGTGGTTCTGTAACCTCCTTACCATCCTTCAAGAACGTATAGGAAACAGCTCTGAACTGTCGCCCACGCGCAGCAAGCTCTTGCGCCCAAGGGTTGCCCCTACGAGCTTGGAGAAGAGAAGCCGGGAACCAATTGCCTGTGTGAAAAGCATTGGTACCCATTTCCTTTTCAGAAACATAGTGCTTGAGAACATTTTTGGTCCTCTCAAAGCGCTCACCA